GGTGTGGCGGCTGGGATTTGTGCGGACATCAAGACGTCGATCGTGAAACGTCTCTGCCTACTGAATTTCGATATGTCGCGGCGCCCCTTCCCGGTGGTGTCCGTCCGAGACCTTGAGCAGGTCGATCTCGACAATTTGATCAAGACCCTGGCTCAGTTACAGGGCGTGTGGTTAACACCAGAGGACGACACCGAGCGGCTCTTGCGGAAGCTCTTGCAACTGCCGCCGCTCCCTAATTCCAAGACGCGCACGGCCGCCGAGGAGATCAAGCCGGCGGCCGTGCCTGAAGAAACCATCGCCCAGCAGCAGCGCGGATTGAAAAAAGCGGAAGAGTCAGACGCGCCACCACTCGTGCGTCCCCTAGACGAACCGTCTGAACAACAGACCAACGCGCCCGGGTCACCAACAGGGCCGAAGACCGTTGCCCCGACAGGGCAATAGATGGAGTCGTTATGAAGATTGAGGGTTATCGTTCGGATGGGCTGCTATTGGTGCACGTTGGCGATCACCAAATGGACGAAAGTGTTCCATACCGCCGCCTAAAAGAGTCTGAATTATTTAGAGAACTTAGTCTCAGTCACGAAGGAACCGTTTACCTTGTAAGCAAACTAGGTCTCGTTACCGAATACGTCCACCAACTACAAAACCTATATTTCGCACTAACCGGAACAGAATTAAATAATAAACCACAACCTATCGAACCGTAAGCCACAACCAATTAAATTATAAACCACAACCACATGACAAAAAATCAAATACCGATCAAGCAAGCACCGACTAATCAGGAACAGGTAGCACCCCCGCAAACCCTCAAATCAAAAATTGAGGACTACGAAACACTACTCGACCTCGCTGCAAAAGAGAACGACAAAAAAGGAATCGACGAGGCCGGTAGGAAGATGCAAGAAAGCAAGATGGCAAAAAAAACGGGCGCTAAAAAGAATACTAAAAAAACGGCTGCGGAAACGGTGGATGAACACACCGAGGTCAGAAACGACTACATTTCCGTTCGCGAGTTCGCGGAAAGGATGGGCGTAAAACACACCGCGATCATCCGGGCGATGGATATAGGCTGGATTGAAAAAGGAGTTTACGTCCACCCCGCCAACGGGCACCGCAAAATATTGCCGGATATCGCAAAAGAAGAATGGGAGCAAAATCAAAACCCCGCGATGGACCACTTCAGAGAAATGGGGAAAAAGAACACCGGAAAAAAACTGGCAGAAAAACGAGGTGGCGGTAATTCCGATTCGTCAACCCTGACGAGCGTAAAAACGCAGGAAGCGAAGGTCAAACTTCAGGTGGATTTGATCAAGCTCAGGAAATTGAAAGGCGAACTCGTTGAAAAGGACGCTGTTTACGACGCTCTTTTCGAGTTCGGCAGGCTGATCCGCGACACCATCATGGTCGTACCTGACCGGATTATTGACCGTATCATGGCCGCAAAAACAAGAAACGAGGCGCACATCATATTAACCGAGGAACTTGACGACGCCCTGCGCGGACTGTCGGATGCAGATAAGGTGAAGATTGGGGAGGATGGGTAGGGTCGGATAGCAGGTAATGTTCACTGGCTATACGATGCCGCGAATGCGGTAGGCGAATAGCCGCTGTTATAAAACGTTTTTTTAGCGATGGATTTATTTAATGAAAATATGACTGGAGCAAAATTTTCACCGTGCGGAAATTACCGATACAAACTTTGGCGAATTTGGGACGAAGACAAACCGTTGGCAATGTGCATCGGCTTGAACCCGTCAACGGCAAACGCAACGAAACCAGATCCAACAATTACAAATCTGATTAAGATGCTCAAAATGTTGGGATACGGTGGGTTTTATATGACGAACCTCTTTGCGTGGATAAGCTCAAAGCCTACCGATTTACTTAGCTGCCCCGATCCGCTTGGTGACAACGACAGCGCACTTGCCGAAGTACAACAGGTTTGCGATCATGTTATTGTTTGCTGGGGCAACTTCAAGGAGGCAGAAAATAGGATAAAAGAAGTATTACCTCGATTCCCTGACGCACTTTGTTTCGGAGTGAACCAAAACGGAACCCCAGCGCATCCACTTGCAATGATGTATCAAGGAAAAACGAATTCGCCAAAATTAGAAAACTATGGAGCGTTGGCAAAAAGTGTTTTATAATGTTCAAAGTGTATGCGCCGGAATGGACGCATACACGGTATTATAAAACGTGCTAAGTATAGCAAAAAGAATGAGTTTATGATTGAATATTTAGTTAGAATTAACAAATAGATTAACATGGAACAAATTATTGAGATCATAGAAAATTATCCGGTAATATTGCTTTTGCCGTATTTAATGATTGGAGTACTTTTTTAACAATAAGCGCTTACTTAGACCGGAATAGAGAAAAAGACAATGAAGACGGGACACCGATTATGCTCCTATTTTTTTGGCCGGTATTTTTAATAATTGGAGGCGTTGTTTTGATTATAATGATGCCAGAACGATTTAAGGAATTACTGAAAAAAGACTTTAAAGACATGACACCTTTAGAGCAGTACAGATTTAAAAAAGAAACAAACAAATAAATTTTAAAAAGAAATGGCAATAACTTATAACAAAGTAGACATTAGAGGCGTAGCAGCCGAGCCGATTATCGAAGAAATCTTATTCGAAAATCAAACAATTGCAAAAGGATTAGTAACATTCGAAACAGATGTAAAAGCTGAAACTATCTTTACTGAAGCTAGTGCGACTGCAACTTTACAAGAATTTGTTTGCGGATTACCAACTAGTTCAGGTGCTTTAAGCGCATTCGACTCAGTTGTAACTCCTAAAAAAGCAATGTTCTATCAAGAATTTTGCCCAGACAATTTACGTTTCTCTCGTTTCAAAAGAGATATGGCGGCTGGAGCTTGGAACAATATGAGTTCAGAATTTGAACGTGTTGTTATTGGTGGTATCTATGCGAAAAAAATGGCATTAGCATTAGAGCAAGAGTTCTGGAACGGAGCAACTTCAGCAACACAAACAGCAGTAGCGGCTTTAACAGCAGGAGTCGGACAAGGTTCAGTAGGTGCAGCAGAGAAAACAGCGGTAGCGGCTTTAACACCTTCTCAAATTGATGGTATTTTAGTTAAGATGATTTACAATGATTCTAACGCTTCGCAAACTGCTGGATTAGGAACACGTATTAAAGTGGCTGGAACAACTATTACGGCTGCAAATATCAAAGCTGAGTTTGATAAAATCTATGCAGCAATCCCTGCGGAAGTTTTAGCTAACAACGAACAGCCAATTATCTACGCACCTAAAAATATTAAACAATTAATCGTAGCAGCAAACAATGTTGTTTCAGATTTCAACAGACCATTCGTTGTAAACGAGGCGGCAACAGAATTCAGATTCAATGGTTTATTAATTGAATTTGTTCCGTTACCAAATAACGCAATTATCGCAGCTTTAAAATCTCACTTATTCTGGGTTACAGATTTAGAAAGCGATAACAACACAATGAAAATTGATAAAATTGCAGAGAATAGAGAAGATATGTTTATCAAATCTGTTTTATCAATTGGTGCGCACGTTGCTAATCAAAAATTCAACGTTCTTTACGTAGGATAATATTAACAAGGGGTTGAAACATACCCCTTTTAAAAACTTATAATTATGGCAGATTGTGTTGTATTAACAAAAAGCATGAAGTTAGCCTGTGTATCTAAACAGGCTGGTATTAAGGCAATCGGTATTGCGCCGTATGATGCCTTAGATTTAATCACAAAAACAGTTACGGGTGTTACAACTCTACCTGCTATGTATGCAGCGAATACCATCGCAAGATTAGAATTGAAAAACACTACTACTAAATATCTTGAAAATGGTGTTTCTGGTGGGGACAATAGAAGCTCAGGAGTTACAGGAAATTTACCTTGTATTTTTAACATTCCAGAAAACGGAGAAGTTGAAATCACTACAATGGTAGAAACTTTAATGAAAGGCGAATTTGTATTCTTTATTGAATATAAAAACGGAAAAATTGCAGTTGCAGGAACTCAAAACGGGGCAATGGTAAACACTGCTGATGGTGATACAGGTGGAACAATTGGGGATTTAGTCGGTTATACCGTTAACATCCAAACGATGGAACCTGATTTTTCAAAAGGTTATGTTTTAAGCGGTACGGCTTTAACTAGTTACGCTGCTGCATTAATGGCTTACTAATATTTGGTTAAGTAAAATTAAAAGTCGTAGCAATCGTTACGACTTTTTTTATAAATTTTAAAAATGAAAGTACTTTTTTTAGATACTCAATTATATTTTACCGTAATTCCACGTGAATATCCTTTAGAAATAGACAATATTTCCTTAATTTTACGTAATGAATTTACTGACGAGGTCTTAACTCCTGTCATTACTTTTGAAGTTGGGCAAAAATTAGAGATAACGATTACAAATCAACCCCTAACTTTTGCTGAAAATCAAAAATATGAGGTTCAAATATTGAAAGATGAAACGATTATCTATTTAGGTAAATTAATTGTGCTAAAAGAAGGTACAGATATACAAAATTATGAGTACAGACAACAAACAAACGCAAGATACATCTAGTAAAGTTTTTACTTTTGGTTCTGAAATTAAATTTTCAAAGCACCAACCTATTGATATTCAACCGTTATACGGCAAAGATTGGGTATTGAACGGAAATAATAACGAAAATTTCCAAAGATATATCAATGCTTATGACGACTCGCCGACAAATTCTAGTATTATCAATGCATTCGTTAGTTATATTTTTGGCGACGGATTAGTGGATTTAAACGGTCAAGACTTATCTAGTTTTATAAGTGATGAAGATGTAGAAAAGATTTGCCACGATTATAAAAAATTCGGTGGTGCGTCTGTCCAGGTAATTTGGAGTGAAGCGGAAACTCCTTTAAAAATGGAGTATATGCCTATTTATAAATTAGGTGTTAATTATTCTGAAAAAGATAATTACCAAGTTGATGGGTATTGGTATTCTTACGATTGGAAAAAAAGAAGTAAATATAAACCACAACTTTATCCAAAGTTTACAGGTGTTTATAAAGGTAACGGGCTAGAAATTTTATATTTCAGAAAAGCAACTACTGAACCATTCTTTCCTATTCCTGATTATTTTAGTGGCATACCTTGGGCGGAAGTTGAAGGCGAGCTTTCGAACTCAGCAATTAAACATTTTAAAAACTACTTACCTGAAATAACAGTAATTAATTATAACGGTGGTTTTGCAGGTAGCGAAGAAGCGGCAAAAGCCGAAGCAAAAAAAAGACGAGAGCAAGTTTGTGGAACTGATAAAACAAGTACTGTTATTGTTTCAATGAATGATGGTGCGGAAGCTTCAACAACTATTGATCGTGTAGCACCCCCAGAATTAAATAATCAAAACGTTTTCTATTCTGAAGAAGCAGAGAGAAAATTAATAGTTGCACATTCGGCGCCTAAAATATTATACGAAAGCCAAAGTACAGGAAGTGGATTTTCAAGTAACGCAGAAGAAAGAGAAATAGCCTTAAAGGAAATTTATAGAAAACACATAAATCCTAGCAGAAAAGTAATTTTAAATGCGCTAGGTAGTGTTTTCAAATTAATTGATGCAACTATTAAATTAGATTTTAAAAATTTCGATAGTGAAGATGAACTAGATACAGTTGAAGTAAAATGATACAAGTAAAACTATTTTTAAAAGATACAGATATTCCCACTCTAACAGCGTTTAGTGGGAATATTGATATTGACAGTCTTAAACCACACATCTATATCGCTCAGACAACTGAAATTATTCGTATTTTGGGTTTAGATTTATACACTAAAATATATAATGATTATGTTGCTGACACTTTAGCAGGTGTTTATAAGGACATTTTCGATATTTACGTAATTGATATGCTTACATATTTTGCGTGCAGTCTTTATATGTCCTTTGGTGGTTATAAAACAACTAACAACGGAGTTTACAAGACGAGTGTTGAAGGTGCAAGTAATGTTGATTTGAAAGAATTATCTATTTTAATCAACAAATACAGCCAATTAGGGGTAAATGTTGAGCAAAATTTTATTACTTTTATGAAGGATAAAAACGTGCCTGAATATAAGTGCGAAAAAGTAAGTAAAAATATAATTCCTTGGTATTAATATGAGCCAGATATTACACGATGTTTCATTTCCTAATGATGGGAACGGGGACGAATTAAGAACAGCCTTTGTAAATCAAAACACAATGAACACCGAACTTTACACAACGAAAGTTGATAAGGTTGTAGGTAAAGATTTGAGTACAAACGATTATACGAATGCTGAAAAGTCTAAACTTGCAGGAATCGCAGCGGGTGCAGAAGTAAACGTTCAGGCTGATTGGAATCAAAACGATAACACTCAAGATGATTATATTAAAAACAAACCTGAGCAGATGTTTGCTAGTGTTGGATATTTCGACCACAACGATTTAGCAACTCAAACAACGCCTATTACTTTATCTTCAGGAGTAAACGCAAAACTTACGAATGACACGTTAGGAGTATTTACAGATTTAACACAAGCACCTTACGGAGTTTCTAACATATGGAACAGTACAACCAATCAATTTGATTTTTCTTCTTTAGATATTGGAGACACTTTAGATTTAAGAGTAGATGCGTTAATAACTACAACTGGAACAAATAAGACTTATAAAATATTTTTAAAGCTAGGTATTGGCTCGCCTTCTGAATATACTACTTTAGTAGGTAGTGGCGAGTTTAAAGTAGCCGTAACAAATGAAAACATAGTAAAAAGTTTAGGGTTTTATTTAGGTAGTGAAGATATAAAAAACTATCCTGCAGAACTGTATGTTTTAGTTGACACAACAGGAAGTATAAAAGTTAATGGTTGGTACACTAGAATTTTAAGAAAGAGCGTTAATATCGTAGGTATTGAAGGGGACGACTTAAAACAAGATGTACTTACAGAAACTAACTTCGGAGCGTTTGCAAATGGATTAACAACTGAGGATGCAATAGTTGACGCTGACTTAATTAACTATACTGATGTTTCAGATACCAACAAGCAGAAAAAAACAACGTGGGGTAATATTAAAGCTAAATTAAAAACTTACTTTGATGCTTTTTATCAGGTTATTTTAGTAAGTGGTACGAACATTAAAACTATTAACGGAACTTCAATTTTAGGGAGTGGTGATTTAGTTATTGGTGGCGGTGGCGCATCTGAAACAATCCTTAATTTTCAATACGGAAATGCAATCTCATTAAGCACAACAGAAAGGGTGGCATCTACGTTATCTGTAAACGCTTTAAATTATTCAGAAGCAGTTACTAAATCAGGGTCGTTACTTACAGGACCTTTTTATATGTTAACTGAAAATATAACTAAAACAGGTACTATTTCAAAATTAAGATATAGATATTTTCCAGATAGTACAGATTTATCTATTGAGTTACGAGTTTATTGTTTCAAACAAAATGCAAATTCTACTAGTATTTACGATTGTAGATTGATGCTAGACGAGACTTTAACTGCTGGGTCGGCTTACACTACTCAAAAATTCGAGTTTTTAACGGGGGATTTTTTAGATGCAGACACTATTGATGGAGAATTTTTAGTAATAACTTGTAAAAAAGTAGGTGCCGCAAGTTATACCTTACTTTCTCAAAACTTAACAATTATATACTAATGAAGCAATATTTTATAATTAACGAGGATAATACATACGGAGGTTCAATTTCTAGTATTCCAGAAGTAAATTACACAGAGTTGGAACCAAAGAAAAGCACGGATATTTGGAACGGTTCGGAGTGGGTGGAAAATCCAGTATTTGATGTGCAGGAAAAAGAAGAACAAATAATTAAAAGATACAATTATTTAATGATGCGTGCTTTATCTTCTTCAATGAAAAAATACGGAAGTTACGAGTATTTAAATAATCAGAAACAAGAGTATGAAGAAAAGTATTTAGTCGCAAAAGGTTTAAAAGTTTCTATTCCTTTGACTAGTTCACTTGAAAAAGAAATGAATAGAGATTTTACGGATGAATCTTTAATAGCTACTTTAGCTTATTTTGGATTAACACCAGAGCCTACTAAATTAGAAAACTTTTATAAGTTAATTATTTTTAAATATGAGTACGCAGAAAATAGATATGAAATATTTAAGGCTTTTTGTGTAGATTATCGAACTAAATGCAGAACATTTTTAGAACTTAATCAAATCGATAAATTAAAACAAGCTTTTGCAATGGCAGATAACTTATCTGAAACAATTACAGATGAGGAAATAGAAACTTTGTACAACGAATTTGATGCATTATGACATATTTTTGTATATTAGTGTTTTTATTATGTATATTTATTCTAAATAAAATAAGTAAAAACAATTTCTTCTTTCAAGATGAAAATGTAATCCGTAAAAAATTAGATTTAGTTTTAAGTTTGTGGGAAGATTTCGGGTTTTATGCTTGTGATGAAATTAAATTAAGAATAGCTTTTGAATATTTTATTAAACACCCTAAAGAATACAATGGAACAAGTATTATAAATGATATGTGGTTAATAAAAGGTTTAGAGCCTGAGAGTGTTATTCACGATTATGAAGACATAATGTCTAGTAATATAAAACACTTACTTAAATCAAACAAAACATACTGCAAACGATTAAGAAAACGCAACGCTCAATTTTTTTGGGTGTGGGGTTTTATCTTTTGCGGTTTAACAATAGTAACATTATTCAAATCAATTAAATTTATTAAAGTATGATTAAATTATTAAAAAAGTATTGGGCAATTGTTGTTTTTACTTTATCGTTTATTTTAGATGCTCAATATCAAATATTAGAGCATTTTATTCATGATGTATTTTGGCTAAACATCGTAAAAGGTTTAGGGACTTTGTTACTTGCTTATGTAACTGGCAAAGGTGGTATTTCTATATTTGCAAAAGAAGAAGATTCCGATATTGGAGGCGGTGGAATAAAAAACCCTAAACCATAAAGAAATGAAAAAGTTTTTAGATAGAAACATTTACTTATCGCAACCCCTCATTTTATTTGTTACGT